AATCGGCGCCGCCGCACTCACGCTCGCGGCCGTCGCATAGTCTGTGGCGTGGAGTGGGGGACGCAATGCGTATTCAACGGATGCTGGCGGCTGCGCTCGGCGTAGCGATGGGATTTGCGGCAATCGATGGCGTGAGGGCGGAGACGCCAGCGGGCCTCACCGGCATGGCGGCTCAGCCCGCTCTGTCCGGCGCTCATGACGGGGGCTATGTCGGCGTTCTGGCTGGCTACAACGCGACGTCGCTCGATGCGCCGGACCTGCCGAACCTTGCGGAATCCGGGTTTCTGGCTGGTGCCTATATCGGATACGGCATCGTGCAGCAGGGCATTTATTGGGGCGTCGAGGCCGATGGCGTGGTGCGTGACGTCCGAACGGGCATCACGGACGGCGTGACGACGATCACCGCGTCCAACAAATGGCTGGCATCAGGGCGTATCCGCGTCGGTCTGCCGATCGGTCCGGCCCTGCTCTACGGTACGGGTGGCCTAGCCGTGCAGGAATCGACGCTGGATGTGGATGCGCCGATGATCTCGATCGGTGACAGTCAGATGCAGTGGGGTGCGGTTCTCGGCGCCGGCATGGAGGCCAAGCTCACGAACACGCTTCATGTGAGGGTCGAGGCCCTACACTACGCATGGCGCGATGAGAAATTCAATCTGGCGGGGACGGATGCCAAGCTAGGTCAAGACGATACCGTCATCCGTATCGGCATCGGCTGGAAATTACACTGATCCCTCGGGGGAGGGCAGGTGGGGCGCGGTCGGCGGTATTACGATCTGATTGGGGCAATTGGAGTGGGGGCTCGGTATCGCCTCGGGATCGTAATGCCGCCGATGAGATCAACAGTCACATGGGGGTGTGGCAGGGTGATGGCAGGCAACGACAACGACGTCGGCATCAGCTTTTGGAAGTGGGAGCGCAAATGCTACGGAGCGGCGGTCGTATGGATCGCAGTGCTCGGTATCGTCGCGATGACCAGCGCGGCCGTCAGCCAGTGCATCGTCTGGATGCTCCGGTAGCATGAAGATGCGGATCAGGGTGCAGGCACGCAGCAGACCGCATCTCAACGTGGTGCAGATGCCGCGCCGTAGCAACAGAGACGTGGAGTTCGCGCTGTCCTCGGTGGGTGAGCACGCCAGCAGCGGCGACGTGGAGGCCATCGCAGTCGTGGGCATCATGCGAGGCGGCGACATGCTGAGAGCATACGCACTCGGCGGACACACATTCGCACTACTCGGCGCGCTACAAACCGTGTCGCAACTCATCCTGGACGAGGTCAAACAGCAGTGACAATCCAGCACGTCGTTAGCCAGAGCATAGGATGGCTCCGGACCGCTCTGCTTGTCGCAATACTGGCTAGCGCCGCTATGATCATGCTCAAAGCCTATGGTGTAATACTGCCATTCAGGACAGGCATCGGACACATCGAGCTTGCATACATGGCAGGCGTATATTGGCTCACGAGGCAGGCATGACCACACGCCCACCAAGAAAACCGACAATCCGTATGCTCAAATTCATCGAGGCATACATGGAACTCGGTAACGGCACAGCCGCATATCGCAGAGCCTACAACGTGGCCCCCGGAACCAAGCCGGAATCGATCCGTGTAAATGCAACACGGCTTCTCAAGCATCCTAGCGTAGCGCCAATGGTGGAATCGATCCGTGAAAAAAGCACGGAAAGGGCGCAATTGAGCCGCGAATGGGTGATGGAGCGCCTCAAGAACAATGCCGAAGATGCCCGCGTTGCAGAAGATTACGCGGCGTCGAACAAGGCGCTCGAGTTGCTTGGCAAGACCAAGGAATTGGGCGGCATGTGGATAGAGCGCACCGAGGCAAATGTCATCAGCGACAATCGACATCATCACTCAGCGGAGCCAGTATCGCCGTTTGCTGAGCATCTGGCTGAAGTCATCGGAGACGGAACAGAAGACGAGGCTCCGCGAGCTCTACCGAACTGACCTGTACGCGCTGCTGCGATACGGCCTCAAGCGCCCGGACGTCGATCATCAGTGGGTATTCGAGCGCTGCCGCGAGGTGCAGCGGGAGATGAACGGGGTGCTCGATCTGTGGGCCAGGGAGCACTACAAGGCGGTAGACGTCAACGAGCCGGTGCCGACACCAAACGGCTGGGTCAGGCATGGCGATTTGGCGCCTGGCGACATGGTGTTCTCACCCACTGGCAAGCCGGTTCAGGTCGTCGGCCGAACAGAAGTATTCACGGATGCCGACTGCTATCGCGTCACGTTCTGCGACGGCTACTCGGTCGTCGTAAGTGGGGACCACCAGTGGACGGTCAATCTGCCTGACAGGTCCCGGGTAAACGGCACGAACGTCCGCAAGAAGTGGAAGACGGTCACGGTCGATACGCGAGAACTGCGCGAGCACGTGAGCAAGGCCAAGCAGTTCCCTTCGCGGCGCTACCCTGCAATTCCGGTTGCAGCGCCAGTGCAGTATCCGTCGAGTCACTTGCCGCTTGATCCCTACGTGCTTGGTGTTTGGCTCGGTGATGGCTCATGTGGACACCCGTGCATAACCGCCAGCTACGCCGACGCCGAGGAAATGCGAGGGCATCTCGCATCCACTGGCGTTGAGGTCAGGGAGGCGAAGCTTACGAAGGCCGTGAAAATCACGCTCGGGACTGGGGTGCGAGGCAAGAGGGGATCGTCAGACGTTGCCAATGCGCTTCGTGGCCTTGGCATCTACCGCACCAAGCGTATTCCTGCGGCCTATCTATTTGCCTCTGAGCATGACCGGTGGGCGCTGCTGCAAGGCTTGATGGACACTGACGGCTCGTGTGCTGCGAGCTGCGGCCAAGCCATCTACTGCGCGGCTAGCGAGGACTTAGCCGGTGATGTTTTCGACTTGGCTCAGTCGCTTGGCTTAAAGCCGACAATGAACGAGCGCTCCGGCGTATATCGCGGCGAGCCAAGAGCCTACTGGCAGGTGCAGTTTCTAGGTCGAGCTGAGCGTCCGCCGTTCCGAATGAGCCGAAAGGCGAATCTCTGCTCTGCTCACGACAATATGCCGGTGCGCAAGGTGAAGGATGTGGCGCCTGTCGCGTCAAGGCCAGTGTCCTGCATTCAGGTGGCCAATGAGGATGGCCTTTATCTGATCGGCCGCAACTACGTTACGACGCACAACTCCTCGATCATTACATTTGCAGGCAGCATCTTCCGCATTATCCGGAGTCACGGCGAGAATGCTCCGGAGCCGCGTGAGGTGACGATCGGGATATTCAGCCACACGAAGCCGATCGCGAAAGGTTTCCTGCGGCAAATCAAATACGAGCTTGAGTCGAACGATCATCTAAAATTGCTGTTTGACGATGTTTTCTTCGGAAATCCCCGGAAAGAATCAGGAAAGTGGACCGAGGACGAGGGAATCACGGTCAAGCGGTCGTCGAATCCCAAGGAAGCGACGATCGAGGCGCACGGCCTGGTGGATGGGCAGCCGACGTCGAAGCATTTTCTGCACCGGATGTACGATGACGTGGTGACGCTCGAATCCGTGACGTCGCCGGAGATGATCGCCAAGACGACGGCGGCCTATGAGATGAGCGACAACCTGGGGACCGAGGGCGGTACGTTCGCGCTGGCTGGCACGCGGTATCACTACAACGACACGTATGGGGCCTTGATCAAGCGCGGCTCGGTCAAGGTGCGCCAACATGCCTGCACATTCGATGGCTCGGAAAACTTTACGGCCGAGAACTGCGTGCTGATGGCGCCGGATACGCTCAAGGCCAAGCGGATCACTCAGGGGCCTTACACATTCGGGACACAGATGCTGCTCAATCCCAAGGGCGACAACGCCCAATCATTCAAATCCGAGTGGATCAAATACAGCCATGCAGCGCCGAGCGGCGACGGCATGAACGTGGCGCTGCTGTGCGACCCGGCGAGCGAGAAGCGGCGCACGAGCGATTACACGACCTTCTGGGTGATCGGCCTCGGTGCCGATCAGAACTATGTGGTGCTCGATGTGGTGCGGGATCGGCTCAATCTGACGGAGCGCACATCGAAGCTGTTCGAGCTGCATCGGTATTGGCGGCCGCTACGAGTAGGCTACGAGAAGTACGGGATGCAGTCGGACGTGGAGCACATTCGTACCGAGCAGGAGCGGAACAACTATCGGTTCGATATTGTCGAGCTTGGCGGCCAGATGGCGAAGAACGACCGCATTCGCAAGCTAATCCCCATATTCGAGCGTGGGCGCATGTATCTTCGGCACAGCCGAATGTATACCGATTATCAAGGGCAGACGCTCGATTTGATCCAAGCTTTCGTCGAGGAAGAATACAAGGCATTTCCGGTCATGGCTCATGACGACATGCTCGACTGCATGGCGCGGATCGTGGACCCGGACCTCGACATTCATTTTCCGAGCCACGGCGTTGCACGGGAGATGTGGCACATGCCGTCGTCGTATGAGGCCTCGCGTCCGCAGGTCAGAAGGGTTGGTCGATAATGTTTGGCAAGGCGGCGATGCCGGCAAATCCGAAAGAGCCAGACCCTGTGCGCATTCCCAGCCCCGATGATCCTGATCTGATTGCTGCTCGCCGCAAGAGGATGGAGCAGGAATTCGCGGGCCGGGAGGGCAAGGCCAGCACGCAGCTGAGCCCGACGAGCGGCGGGTCGGCTGCCTATTCGCGGACCAGCCTTGGATGAGCGATAGTAACGCCGTCGAACTGTGCAGGCGGAGCGACGGCCGATTTTCTCGACGCGCGAGCCTCGACACGTTCAGGCAGGAGGTCGCGCTGCAATTCTGCCCGTGGCTGGCCGGCTGGACTTCGGAGATTACTCTCGGCGAGGACTTTGCAAGCCATCTCGTTGACGGAACGCCGCTTCTTCTGGCTCGGGATTTCAAGGCCCAAGTGGGATCGATGCTGCGCCCAAGCGGTAAGCAATGGTTCTGGCAGCGGACGCCGGATGACGATCTCAACGCGGATCGCGATGCTCGGGATTACATGGATTGGCGTTCGCGGACGATGATGCGGGCACTATTCGAT